CATCTTTGACTCGTGATGTCAATGTCTTAACATCACGTAAATCAGAGTTGACAGCGAGGCAGCTGGCGCATGCATCATGATAGATCGCAAGCGCCACTTCTAGCAGGTCACTACGGAGAACATCGTTCTCATCGTTGCTTTTCAAGTTCCCTCCGAACAGAGGTGGACTTCAAAACAACAGCTCTTAGCTCCTTTGCCACAAGAAGTGGTAAAGCAAACTGTCTATCACAACACCTAACCACCTCCCTTTTTAGAGGGAAGATTCTTCCTCCCCTTGGAAGGAGAGGAACTCTGGGTTTCGTGCTCAAGTTCGTCCATCTTTTCAGATAGGACGGTCTTGATAACTTTCGCCAGAGGTCCTTGTGCGTTGGAAATGCCGATCAATCGATCAACATCCACGACAGAATCGAGCAAATCAAGAATCTCTTGAGCATGCCTGATTCCAGAGAGGATCTTAGTCAGTTTTGAAGCTTTTGACATAGGAATGTAGATGGACGAAATTAAGACTCTCGTCCAAACAACCTCCCTATGGCAGTGTTGTCGAGCCAAGCTTTCAAGCCGGCCGCGATTTGCTCGCACTGGGTCTGAGTAAAGCCCGCCAAAGGGCGGTCAAATACCAGCCAGAAACTTAAGGTTTCGTAATCGTTGACAGATGTCAACGGGTCCGGAACTACAGCTAACTGGTCCAGCCTCACCATAGAGTTAACTCGGTCTTTACCGATAGCTTTATGGGAGATGGTCATCTTCCACGTACCATCAGCTTTAGAGTAAACGGATTTTGTTCCGTTCTCCAAGACTTGAATACGAGGAAGTGACTGAGCAACCGCATTGATAGTAACAGTTTGTGGATCGCCAAAAGCCATTGTCTAACCTCCAGAAGTATGGTAGTTAGGTGATCGCAGCTCACGGTTTACCATGCCGTGAGTTAATCGAAGCGACCACGAGTTAGGACCTTGCTGCTAAATTGGACCGAGATAGTCCTAAGGCAGCAAGGATTGACCATTGCTTAGCCGAAAGATCTTTCGGAAGCAAGTTAAAACCGAAGGAAGATGATGCACGTTGTCTCTGTTTGGTTTCGAGAAATCGATTCCATTCCAGATTAATGGGACGTTCCCAATAAAAGATTGAAGTTGCTAAAATCAATCTCCTAACGGAATGTCTCATAACGTACATATATCGGGACGCGACACCATCGAGAAGCATATCATTTGCGAGGTCTATATTATCCCCGACATTTGAAAACCAATCGATGAGCCACGTCCACGGAGCAGACTTGTAAATGTTCGTTGGCGAAATCTCGGCCCCCCACACCTTTAAACGGCGTTGGAGGTCGTTCCATTGACTAGAATAGTCTTGGAGACTCGCATCGAACTCCGGGCGATAATACTTGAAAGAGCCCATGGCCCAAACACGAACTAGCTTTTCTTCGCGAATGGACCACTGAGCATAAGCATTAGAACCCGAAATCGTCTGTGGTCTACACATATCATAGGGAAAGGCACTAATATCGGGCGTGCAGCCCAAACTAGTTCCTCCCTTCTTGATAGTAGTCACAGTTTCGATATTATCCATAACACGCTTCCGTTTAATCCAGGAATTGTTGTCTCGAGTTATTTGCTCGATATACTTTTCCGAATTTTGATACACGTCGTGAAATGCGACGAGATCATTAACGAACGGAACCCAACCAAAGTTATGGTTGAGAAAGTGGTCGGCCACTCCTTTTGGAGCGTCCCTGATGGACTTGTACTTAGAACCCCCTGAATCTTTCCAAGCATTATGGAAGAATTCGGAGGAAGTAAGTAGCATCCGAGGTATGTCCTTCGCTTCGCGAAGGGCAACCGTCAGGCCAGCTTTCTCTAAACGGGGACGTAGTCGTGCGTACGCCTGCGTGCCATAGTCATCCAAAATGGGAAATGCGTCAGTGTCCCCCGGAAATCGGCCGATGTTTTGCCAGATAGTATCTGACATAAGATCAGTTGAACCGAATAGGGGATTACTGAAGCCTCCGGTATACCGCCAGAAAAAGGAGGTATTAGAATCCTCCGGAACTGTACGGTATGTGCCAGAGCCCTTGATTTGATTCTCGGGGCGGATTCCATGTAGGGATTGAAAGTTTCCACCATCACGATATCCCCTGTCATGCTCGAGCGAGAGACCAATGGTACTCTCAGAAGGCTCGAAGACAGTAGAGACGTCATCAATAACACGTTTTCTACGCATAATCGGGATGAAAGAACCCCTCTTATTACGCTTAAACATGGGTGAACCGTCTGCGTCCAAACGCGGAACTAATACAGTGTGGTAACTGATATTAGAATGCTTCTTTGGACGGCGTTTCCGAGCAAGATGAACCTTTTCGTTCGTCTTGTCCCAGCAACGACGAATATCGGCAGGAACAGAGCCGCCACCACCAAGAATTTTGGTGGTTTCGACAACTTTTCCATCGGACTTACGGACTTTTTCCATAACTCCGATAACAATGGAATTGTTTGGTGGTTGAGGGGAAAGCTTTTCCCTAAATCTTAGCCGAGTGGATGACACATGAATGCTCCTCCTTCGTTAACTAGAAGAGCGCAGACACGGTCCAGATCACAACTATGCGTATTAGCGCATTGGAATGTTGAAGACCGCGAAAGCACCAAGCTGACTTGAAGTCAACTTAGGACCCCGGAAGGG